CATCGCCTGATCTTGTCGAGTTGATTCTAAGCGAGCAAGACGATTTAATGTTGATTGAGTTGCTTCAAGAATCATTCCCTGATCTTTCTACTAAGCGAGCGAAGAAGGCAATCAAAGACCTACGCAAGATGGGTGTTGCTGAAATTCCGCTCTCCCGCCAAACTGTTGACTGCCCTGTAGTCTATGCTTGCGCTCCAGATGGCGAGGTAATGTTCCCATCCTACATCTCAGATCCACAACGCGCACCTTACATGTTCTGGCGAACATTCCTCACAGCTCAAGAGCTTGAGAAAAAGGTGACAAATGAAGGATGGGATAGGGATTGGGTGGATAACGCTATTGAAACTCTCCGTGGAAAAGACTCCATGTATCTCGATGGCGAGAAAGTAAAGACTCAGACTCGCTTGCCAATCACCGACGACAACGATCTTGTCATGGTAGTGTATGCGTATCAGCGTTTGATTGACGAAGAAGATGGTTCCGAGGGCATCTATTGCACCGTGTTCCATCCACAAACTGATGGGTTTGCCAAGCATGAGCTTCTGAACGGTTACGATGACTACCCATTTGTGGTAACTCGGTTAGCTAACGATCAGAAGCGGATGTATGAAGTGCAGACCTTCTCTGACATTCTTCGTGGTCCTCAGATGCAAATTAAGACAGAACGTGACAGTCGTATCGACCGAGCATCTTTGGCAACATTGCCTCCTCTTATGCACCCTGCTGGACGACCACCTGCTGATTGGGGTCCTGGTCGCAGAATTGGAACTCGCCGTTTGGGTGAAATTACTTTTGGTCCGATTCCTCCGCAAGATAATGGTTCTGTAGAAAGCGAGCTTTCCATGCGTGGACAAGCAGACCGTGCTATTGGACTTGATCTTACAAATCCTCTATCATCGGCGCGTCAACAGTATTACATTGGAAAGTTCCTAGACCACGTTAAAGATGTGCTTACAATGGCATGGAAGCTATATCAGCGAATGGGTCCAGATGAAGTATTCTTCCAAGTGACCGGTAATCCTAACCCGCAGGTTATGACCAAGGGTAGCCCTGATGAGAACTTCTCAATCATGGTGTCATTTGACTCATTGTCGAGTGATCCAGAAACAGCGGAAACTCAGTTGAAGAACATGGTTCAGTTGGTTCAGTTGGATCGTAATGGAATCATGGATGTGAATAAGCTTCTTGAGTTTGCTGCCTCCTCGATCAATCCAATCTTTGCGGATTACGTTCTGCAACCAGCGGAAGAAGCGCAACAGAAGGTTCAGAAGAACGTCACAGATGACCTTGCTAAGATTTTTGCTGGTATTGAAGTTCCCGCTCAACCAAACGGCGCACAGATTGCAATGCAGATGGTTCAGGCTTACGTCCAGCAGCCCGATGTTGCGGCTAGAGCGCAGCAAGACGAGGCTTTTGCTGCTCGCTTGCAGAAGTATGCCGGCCAGTATCAATTCCAGCTACAACAGGCGCAGAACGCCGAGATTGGACGTATTGGAACAGCACCAGCTGAAATGGGTGGAATGACAACTCAAGGAATGGAACAATAATCCCCTCAACAACAATAAACTAAAATAACAATATGCCAGCTAAAAGAAAAGAATACGATATTACAAAAAATCCAGCTTACATTACTGGAATGAGGATAGCCGAAAAAAGAAAACAAATAGAAAAACAAGCAGATCAACTAGCAAAAGAAGCTACAAAAAATCCTTCTTTGAATCCTGCGGGTAAAGCTGTGTTTGAAGGGTATCGTACTATTTTTGATCGCCCAGCAGTAAGACTGCTCCCCGATCCTAGCGCATCAGCACGTGGTGCAAAAGCTCGAAAATCTCGCGAGCCTAAACTTCAGCAATCCTCGTCGCCTTCTCGATCTCAGCTTCTAAAAACTCGCGGGACTCAATCATCTGCTATTCGCAAGATAATCAAATAATATGAAGCAAGGACTCTATTCAAATATTGCCGCAAAACGCAAACGTATCGCAGCAGGTAGCGGAGAAAAAATGAACAAGGTCGGCAGCAAAAAAGCACCGACTGCGAAAGACTTCCGCGAATCAGCTAAAACAGCCAAGAAAAAGTAATGGAGAAGAGATTCAAAGCTGGATATGTAAATCCAGAAACTGGATTGGTTTTTTGTTATTATAGCAAAAGGCTGAAATCTGGAGAATATTGGACAACGCAAGACCACTACCAAAAAATAGTAGAAAATAAAAAAAAGAAACATGCAGATAGATGGGCTAATGATCTTGAATACAAAAAATCAATATTAAATAGAAGTCGTCTAGAAAAATACAAGAATCAAGATAAAATAAGAAAATCTAAAATTGAGTACAAGCAAAAAAGAAAGCATTACATTAAGTCTTGGGCTGCTAAAAAGTCTGAAATTGATAATCTTTTTGTATTGAAAAGACGGATAAGGGGTAGATTAGGTTGGGCTTTTCGTCAAAAGAAATCATATAAAACTCAAAAAAGCGAAAAATACATAGGAGCAAAGTGGGACACATGCATGAAATTTATAGAGTCTCAATTCAAAAATGGGATGAACTGGGAAAATAGAGACATGTGGCATATTGATCATTTTTTTCCTATTGCGATTGCACAAAGCAGTAATCAGTTAAAGCAATTTCTTCATTTTACCAATTTAAGACCGATGTGGGCAATTGACAATGTAAAAAAAAGCTGTTCAGTTCCACCTATTAATGAAATTATCCAGAGAGATGAATTTGTAACAAGCTGGATGAAAACAACATATTCTTTAGTATGATCGAAAAACGATTCAAAAAAGTAATCACCAACCCAACTACTGGTCGCAAGAAGACCATCAAGTATGGGCAAGCAGGTAAAGCTGCTGACGGTGGGGATCGTATTCGCCCTGGGACATCCAAAGGCGATGCCTATTGCGCTCGATCTAATGCTATTAAAGGCGACTGGCGTAGTGATAAGAACTCACCGAACAGCTTATCGCGCAAAAAATGGCGTTGCCGAGGAAGCAAATCAATGCGATAACTCTATGAGAAAACCAAAAACAAAAGCTGCAAAGCAAGCCAAAGTAGGCAAGGTGATGGGTGAATACAAGTCTGGAACGCTTCACGCTGGGCGTGATCCTAAAGGACCAAAGAAAGCTCCTATTGTAAAGAATCGCAAACAAGCAATTGCTATTGCGCTAAATCAAGCTGGCATGTCAAAACGCAAATAACTCTATGAAAAAAACTAAATCATGTGGTTGCAACCACGAAAAGATGGAACGTAAAGGTAAAGGCAAAGGCAAAGGTTACGTTGAAATTGAAATCAAGATGGGTAAGATGCCTAAGAAATCACCTAAGCGTAAATGACACCACTACCTAAGCCAACTATTGTCCAAGCTGTTGAAGCTCTCTCCGACCGTGATGAGTTCAAAGCAATTATCCAATTCATCCGAGATGAGCGCGAGCGTTTTTTTGGTGACTTGCGCCAATGCGTAGAGCCAAACGAGGTCATGAAAATTGTCGGCAGTGTTTCTACTCTGGACGAGCTTTTGATTCTCTTGAAAAAAGAAGGTTGACATCCGTCCACATTCTGCTTTTATTTCCTCGCTGTTTTGTTTTCAGCTCTTGTGTTCAGAGACCCGTAGAGATTAAACCCTCTACGGGTTTTTTGCATGACAAATCTGATTGCAAATGTTTACTATTGACAAATGCACTATTTTTGCGTTAACGTCCTCGCGAATCGCACCGCCGAGCGTAAATGGCGTTCCTAATATGAGTAATCCAGAAGCTACCGCTGAAGCTATTGAATCAGTGTCCAACATGTCATTTGAAGAGCTTGTAGCTCAGAGAACGGCAAGACATAACCCCGAACCTGAATCTGAGGAGCAACCCGAAGAAGAAGCAACCGAAGTAGAAGAGGAAGAAATTCCCGCCGATGCAGAGGAAACTGAAACTGAGGAAGAACCCGATGAGGAAGAGGAGGAGCAGGAAAGTGAAATTGATCTACTGTCGTTGACTACGGAGCAGATTCAATCTTTAGCCAAAAAGGGTAAAAGCCGATTGCTTCAACGCATTGGCGAGCTAACCGCTCAGAAGAAAGCCTTAGAGGAGAAGATTCAATCTCAACCAGCAGTCAAGGAAGTCCCTCAAGAGCAAATCCCTTCTCAAATCAGAGAGATTCAAACACTCGATGAACTAGAAGCGAAATATGAAGATATTGAAAGAACTCTTGAAATCACTGATGAACTTTTAAGAAAATACCGAAATTATGATCCACAAGATATAGTTTTGGTAGATGATAAAGAGTTCACTGTGCAGCAGATTGAAGACGCTAATTTCAACAGTCGCAAGGCATTGAATAAATTCATACCAGCCCAAAGAGTCAATATTCAACGTATTGCTCAAATGGAACAGTTGAAAAATCAATACATTGCAGCCGCAGAAGAAGAAGTTCCCGATATTAAGGATGAAACCTCAGTCGTAGGGAAACAATTTCAAAGCCTGGTGTCTGACCCGCTTATCGAAAAGCTACGCAAACAAGTTCCTGAAATTGGCTATCAAATCGAATACATTCTGGCACATGCTGCCAACTCAATCAACGGAGGAACAAGGATTAAGAAGCAAC